CTTGCATCTCATCGCTCATATAAACTCCAATTGATTGCGGGAAAGTTATTTTATCACATTGTTGGACATTGTCAAGCTATATCAGAAGAAATTTCTTGGCGGTACAGATCAATGATCTTCATGTGATTTTTTACGTTGTTGCGCAACATGTCGTACATCTTTTTCTCAACGGGGCTACCCTTGATATGCACCACAGTCATGTTGTTTACTTGGCCCGGCCTGTCTATACGGGCGTTGGCTTGCAGGTAGGTTTCCACGCTGGTGCAGGGAGCATACCAAATCACTGTGTTTGCGGCGGTCAGGGTTAACCCGTGTGATGCGGCTTGCGGTTGTATGATAAGAACTTTTGGGTTGTCGTTCTCTTGAAACTGTTTAACGATAGCTGTGCGCTTGTTCACGTTAACCGACCCATTTATCACGTCGCAACTGATGCCGTTCTTGTTCAAATGCTTTTCGAGCAACTCGATGGTGTGGGTAAAGGGAACGAAGACTAAGACCTTATGGCTTGACTCCTCAATCACTTCTTGCACCACGCGTAATCGTTCGGATACATCAAACTCAATAATCTCTTTGCTATCAGAGTAAACCGCGCCGCCTGAGATTTGCAGTAGCTTGTTGATTTGCACCGCCGCATTGACCGCAGAAATTTCTTCCCCGTCGGCTTCAAACAACATCTGCTTCTTTAGTATGTTGTAGTACTTTACCTGCTGCACGGTTAATGGAGCATCCCTGTCTACGTAGGTAACTGGCGGTAAGTCTAGGCACTGGGCTTTTTCAAACCGAATCGCTGGCTGTAATATGCTATGTACATACTCTTTAGCACCGGGCTTTGGAACCCACCTAAACTGTCCCACCTTCACCATCACCTTGTCTCTGAACTGCCCAAAGATCGGCGTCACCGCAGTCGGGTTCACTAGCTTTGCCAGACCGTACGCATCCATAGGAGACTGCGCCGCCGGTGTACCCGTCAACATCCAAAGACCTCTAATTGTTTTCATCAAATCTCTCATATCTTTCCAGCGTTCCGTTTGCGCGTTCTTATATGCTGATGCTTCGTCTATCACAATCAAATCAAACCCACCTGCTTCAATCTCTTTTTTGACGATGCCGACTCCGTCGTAGTTGATGATGACGTACTCGGCATCCCCCTCTAATACTTCTCTTCGTTTCTCTGCACTTCCGTGAGCAACTGCAACTGTTCGGTGCATTGCAAACTTAAACAAATCATTCTGCCAAGCTGACTTCATGATTGAAAGCGGGCATATCACTAGCACCCTTTGCAACGCCCCTATAGTCATCAAGTAATCGGTCGCCCAAATTACTGAAGCTGTTTTCCCCGTACCCTGCTCGTTGAAACAAAAAGCTTTCCGGTTGGATATCAAAAACTTTGCCGTCTGCTTTTGGTGATCGAAGGGCGACAGGTTGTGCGGCCTCGGCCATTCGTATTCTGATAAGTTCATTTTTTCTTCGGCTTGTTGGTTTTAACCGTGTGGTCGGAGTTTCGGCTAAACGATCTGTTCTCGCTTGGGGCCTTGAGTTTAAGATTGCTTTTAGCATTTGTTCCCCCTTTGGATAGGGGTACCACATGGTCGATGTCTTTTCCAGCACGGTCAACGCCGTTTTTGTCCATCTCGTATCTTGCATCATGTCTCTTCTTTCTAGTCTCTGTCTCGCCTCTGTCGAGCTGTTGTTGATATTCCTTTTTATAGGGTCTTGGTTTATTCACGTATGGCATGATTAAGTCCTTAGTTTCTGTTGTATTCGCAGTCTTTGACTGAGCAAAATTTGCACAATGGTCCGCTGTTTGGATTCCAAACCTTAGTTTCAAACGCTTTTTGTAGGCGTTCAACCCCCATAGCGGGCTTCTTTATGTATTCGTCTTTTTTATCGACGTAGTGTTCAGCAGTAATAAGGTCGCCACTTACCGTAAACAACAGGGCAGATTTTATCTTCTTTATGTCTGGGTACTTCGCAAACAGCCCAACCGCTATTAGGTCAAGTTGCATGGTGTCGGCGTACCTAGCGTTCTTGCTGGTCTTGTAGTCAACTGAATGCGCTAACTGCTTCTCCTCGTTTATTACAACCAAGTCGGCGACCCCATGCCACCATACGTTCGGCGCATCAAACTCGCAGGGTTCTAAATCTTCTGTTATGCCCAACTTGATTTCACAAAACTTATTCCCTGAAACGCTGGCTAGTCTGTCCAGCATGGGCTTCATGTACGCAAATTGGGCGGGTATTTCTTTGCCGTCACGTATGTATTCTTCAGCAACAGTATGCGCTGACTTACCGTAAAGAGTCGCCGTGGTGTCGGGTTCAACAATGTCCTTAACTACTTTTGTGCGGTAGTACTTCCTAGGGCACTGTTGAAACAGCTTCAAGCTACTAAAAGACCATTTGACACTCATGATGAACTTTCTACTTGCTCGTGAAACGGCGCGTTCTCAGCCAAATAAGTTTCCAGTAGTTTTAGAAAACCAAGTTCGACGCAAGCCTTTATCTCAGCCTGAGTGAAGTCACAGACGACGGTCATACCACCATCATCAGTCTCGACAATTGACATTACTTGCATGTTTCTTTCCTTCTTCCTTGGTTAAAAAAATAAAGTGGCACTTGGTGCATTTCCAAATTAATCCTTCTACAACAACTACTTTGTTACCGCCACGCATCCGGCCCCAAAATGTTCTAATTCGTTCAAGTGTTTTCACAGCGGCGCGTCCTTTCGGTTTTGTTTGAGATTTTTAATTCTTCGTTCTCTAAGAACTTCTTCGGGAATGACAAATTCTTCCGTCGTAAATTTGTGTTCGTTTGCGCACTCTCTTCTCCTGCGTATGCCTCGGGTCTCTTTCACCGCAGTCCATGCCCCACACACCGGACACTTCATTTGACCGACGACCACAAAAAAACGGCCACGCCAATAGCTACCACAGCCGATGCACCAAACCCAATCAACAGCACAATCAGTGCAATGTTTTCAATCATGGCCGTCCTCCTTAATCTTGGCCAAGTCGTGTGCTAGTCGTTTGTGAAAACTGTCCTCACCATCGTCGCCCGATAGTAGCCAGTCCATACGGTGGGCATATACAAACGCTTGTTGCAAGATTGCAAGACCCTTTTTGAACTCCTCAATGGTCTCGGGGCTGAATTGATGGCCAATTGTGTACCCGTACTCGTCCAGTTCGTCCGAGTTGTTAGTTTCGATAACCCGCTGAATTGCGTCTGCAATCTCGTTGATTCGGTATTGCGCGTAGTCATAGTGTCCGCCGCTCATGTGTTCTTCTCCTTGAGTTTAAGCGCGTAATGCTTGGCCTTACCTGCGTCGTCGCTGTCCGCTTTCCTGCCTTGGCGCATGGCGTACTTAATCACGTTTCCTTTGAGAAACCCACGGAACTCTTCCGGCGTAAGCAACGCTTCCATCACAGCCCAAGGCTCAATACCCATTTGCTTGTAGTGTAGGCCGCTAACTTGTACGTCGTCAGCCTTGTCAGGTAGTTGTGCCATGATTCTTCATCGCCTCTCTTAATTTGGGCGCGTACCGCCCAACACTTTTCAGCGTGGAACCTGCGGTTTTCGGGTTAAACCCGTACTCAAGATGCTGTTTCAGGTTCAAGTGCGCCATGCCCAGTAAGCCATATATCTCGGTGTTCTCATTTAGCAACTGTTGCCGCTCCAACGCAAACTCCCGCTCCATGCGATCAACTCGCGCTCTCAGCAAGCGGTTCTCTTGCTCACACTCAGCCAGCGCCAAGTCCATTTCTCGTTCCTGTTCATTCATAGCGGTGCGTCCTCATGGTTGTTTGGGTTGAACTTCGGCGGATTGTTGTTCTTCGGTGTTGGCAGTGGGTGTTGGGGGAAAGGCCAAGTCATGCTCCACCTCTTGCTCGGATTTCTTCATGTGTCATCTTAAGCATGGAAATTTCTTCATTACCGATATAAACCCGTGATTGAACGCTTACGCTAGTCGCCGTTAAAAAATGTTTAATCTTCTCACGCTCTTTAGCTGCTATTAGTTTTGAAAAGGTTTCAAGGTAGGGTGTCAACTCGTGGTCTTCTTGTACTGATGGGCTATACGCCTCACTATCCTTAACAAAAAAACCAGCCTCTCTAGCCATCTCAATGATTTCATCTTGTGTCATTAACAGTCTCCATAACTTCCGCCGTGTCCGGCTTCACAATTCAAAGGCAACTCTAGCGCCCACATGGGGCGTGACCGCATGCAAATCTCTACGTATTCTTTAGCAACTAGAACCTGATGCTCCGGGACAATACAAGCAATCGCATCATGCACCGTCATCACAACCTTGTATTTCTTAGCAACCATAAGCATCTGCTCACCAATGATGATTCGCGCTAGTGCTTGGCATACGTTTTCGACCACCTTACCGCCGTAGATTCGGTTGGGGACAGTCTGCTTGCCCCGCTTGGTGTCGTATACAAGTTCGGTTTTGCCGCTCTCGGGGTCTTGGTATTGGCGTAAGTTGGGATAGCGTATGTACAAGCCGTTGGGCAATTTAATACCGCCTTCACCCTCAATCTTCAACAGCCCGTCACGACCTAGTTCAGTTACTTGCCCTCTAAGAATTGCGTCAAGTGCCAGACCAGAGGCTTTCCAAAGTGCAGTGATTCGGGGGTAGGTCTGACGGTACGTGTCAATAATGCGTTTCGCTTCATCAAGTGATACTTCCACTCCGAAATTTTTAAGTTGAGCTTTGAACTTCGCCGCGCCCATCCCATACCCAGCCCCAAGGATCGTTGTTTTGCCCACGAAACGCTCTTCCTTTGTGATTTCTTCCAGCGCCTTGCCATAGATAGCCGATGCCATGATTTTGTATACATCTTCGCCCCTATCAAATGCTTCAACTAAGTCGTTTTGCCCAGCTAGCCATGCCAGCGTACGGGCTTCAATTTGTGATGAGTCTGAGTCGATCATCATGTAACCCGCAGGTGCGAGAATAGATTTCTTCAGGGGCGACGTTCGCTGAAGGTTTTGCAAATTAATCTTGTCATCTCC